ATTGCAGATTTAAAAGATGAAACAATTGCAACATATGGTCTTAAATATATAGCAGAAGAATCAGGATGCAAATCAGTTTATTTATTTGCTATCAAAACAATAGAAGGTAAATTCATAGGCACTTTAGGATTGGATTTTACTAAAAAGAAAACAAAACTAGATGACGATACAATAAATCATATCATCAATCACGCTTCTCAAATGGGAGGAGTATTAATGACTCACTTACAACAAAAATAAAATGATAAAGTTAAAAGACCTTTTAAAAGAAGTTGAAGCAAAAAAACCAGATGCTCAAATTATAGATTTAGATTCTACTACTAATGCAGTATTAGACTTTGTTTCAAAAAACAAAACTCAATTGAAAAAATTAGTTAGCGCTAATGATTATGATGGATTTTATAAATTAGGGTTTGACAAATTTCCGGATGCTAAACAAGGAGATGTAGCTCAAGCAATGAATGCCGCTGCAGTTGCAGAAGGATGGTTTGCTGAAAAAGATATAACTGGTATGCCAACAGAAAAAGATTTGGAACAAGCTGCATTTGGAGATAAAAAACTTCAAAAAGGTGTTGATACGGCAGCATATGATAAACTAGCAAAATTACCAAAAAACACAGAAAATATCAAAGAGACTTTGAAAAAAAAAGGTAAACTTGCCGAAATGGCAAATACTGAATCTTCAAAAGTAGATTCATTTTTAAATACTATAAAGTCCACAGTAAAAAACGCTAGAACAAATCAACAAATTCGAGACTTTATAATGATAGCGAGGTTAGACCCTTATGCTTCTTTTAAAAGTTTATTAAGTGATTTGATGGTATTTTACGATAAAAATACTGAAGTATTAAAAATAGTTAAAGTAGCACTTCAAACAGAATCAATTTTAAAAGAAGATGGAGAGCAAGATAAATTAGATGATTTATCAAATGCATTTCAATCTGATTCTGTTGAAAGTTATGTAAATTTACTTAAAAAATACCAATCAGACCCAAAAGTATTAGCAGCGTTAAAAGCGGGTTTAACAGATGGTAAGCCAAACGATGAAAAATTCAATGTAGCAAAAGCTTCATATGCCGCTAAAATTCTTAAGCCAACGCAAAATGAAATTGGAGCTGAAGAAAGTTTAAAAAATATATTAACAGACCAATATGGTTCATTGGATGGATTCCTTAAAGGCAACGCTACATTTCCAGACCCAATTATTACCTATAATGGAAAATTTGTTTTAGACGGGCATCACAGATGGTCACAAGTATATGCAGCTAATCCAAATGCTAAAATTTCTGCAATTAATGTAATTGGTAAAATCAATCCTAAAGATATACTAAAAGCTGTACATACTGCAATTGCAGTCGACTCAGGCGAAACTAAAACAATTTCAGCTAATTTAAAAGCAGGAAATTTACTAGCATTTACTCCTGAGAAAGTTAAAACATATGTAGCTGAAAATTTAACTGAAAAAGCTAGAAATGTTTGGGCAGACAATGGAGTTGAATCAGATAACGCAATTGCTAACAGAATAGTTACCAATGTTAAAACTATGTTAGATAAATCAAAACCAGAAGATTGGGCGCCATCCAGAGACTCAATGCCACAACCAGGAGTAAGTAACTCTGAAAAATGGGGTGTTGATATGAAGTCAGGAAAAGTAAATTTGATTACTCCTAAAACAACAGACGCTAAACAAGAATCTGTAAATAAAAGAAGAGAATCTATGCTTAAAGAATCTATTTTAAATTTAAAATAATATGATAAAGTTAAAAGATTTATTAAAAGAAGGCGAAGACGTTGCACCAAAATGTCCAGTAGCTACTCAAAATTTAGAAGTAAATTTAGCGCATAGACAAACTGCAATTGATAAGTATGGATATGGACCATTGAATCCAAACAATCCAAATATTAAATTTTGGAAAGCGAAAGCTGAAAAATGGAAAATGGAAACTATAGATGAAGCTAAATCATCTAGATGTAATACATGTGCAGCATTTAATATTACTACTCCAATATTAAATTGTATTGCCAAAGCATTAGATGCTGAGCCAGATGTATCTCAAGCTCCAAATGTAATGGAAGGAGAAGAATTCAATGCACCAGAACCAGAATTAGATGATACAGAAAATGCAGCAGCAGATGCATGGGATACTATTGAAGCTGGCAAATTAGGATATTGTATGATGCATAAATTCAAATGTGCTGGTTCTAGAACATGCAATGCATGGATTGTAGGCGGGCCTGTTAAAGATAAAAAATAAAAAATCAAAAGTTATGAGTTTAGTTAAAGCATCACTCCAAGCAGCAATATTAGCTGCATTTCAAAAGCAATCAGCCCCATCAACAAATACAGCAACGGCACAAGCACAGCTAGCTGCTGATTTAGCAACTGCAATTGATACATACATTAAATCAGCAACAGTAATAACTCCTCCAGGTCAAGCAGTAGTAGGAAAATTAGGCCCAGGAGTAACTGTATCTCCTTCACCACCCGCAAAAATATCATAGTATATTAATATCTTTATATTTATATTAAATAAAAAGATAATATTATGATAAAAACAAATTTCACCAAGCAAGATATACTGTTAGGTATAGTAGTAATTTTAGTAGGATATAACATTTTTACGACAAACAGTGTTAGAACTGATGTAAAAAGTTATAAAGCTGAAATTGAATCTATACAAACTAAAGTAGATTCGGCACAAGTAGTAAACAAACAGATAGATGTAAAAATTGATTCTGTAAAAGAAAATGTAGTTTCAATTACAAAAGAAATACATTACATAGATAACACAATAACAATCGTAAAAAACCAAACAAATGAAAAAGCTAATAGTGCTGGTAAGTTTTCTAATGCTGAGCTTGAGCAGTTTTTCTCAAGCAGATACAACAAAAGTATTAATACCAACTAAAACAGCAAGATTAATTGTACAAGATTTAATTAGATATGATGGTTGTAGACAAGAATTAAAACTTATCCAAGAAAAAGTAATTAAATTACAAGAGAGAGAAGTTCAAAAAGATACTATTATCAAACTTTTAAATAACAAAGATGAAAATAACAAGTATATTATTCATCAAAATGAATTGCAAATAGGTCAATATGAACATTTAACTGATGACCTTCAAACTGAATTAAGAGGTCAAAGAACAAAGACTTTTCTGTGGAAAGTAGCAACCTTTTTAGGAATAGCTACTTCAAGTTATTTGTTTATTAAATAAAAATTTATGCCTGATGCTAATACATTAAAGAATATTATTCGTGAAGAATACAAAAAGTGTCTACAAGATCCTGTACACTTCATGAAAAAATATTGTCAAATTCAACATCCACAAAAAGGTAAAATACCTTTTCATTTATACCCATTTCAAGAAGAAGCTTTATTAGAACTTCGAGACAATGATTATAACATCATACTTAAGTCAAGACAGTTAGGTATATCTACATTATCAGCGGGATACTCACTTTGGTTAATGACTTTCTTTGGAGATAAAAATATTCTAGTTATTGCAACAAAACAAGAAGTTGCAAAAAACTTAGTATTAAAAGTAAAGGTAATGTATGAAAATTTACCTTCATGGCTGAAATTACCAGCTACAGAAGATAATAAATTATCACTTCGTTTAAATAATGGCTCACAAATCAAAGCAACTTCTTCATCAGGAGACTCAGGACGATCTGAAGCATTGTCTTTATTGATTATTGATGAGGCAGCATTTATCTCCAATGTAGAAGAAATTTGGACTTCAGCTCAACAAACATTAGCATTAGGAGGAGGAGCAATTATTTTATCAACACCTAATGGTACCGGTAATTTTTTTCATCAAACTTGGGCAGATGCCGAAACTAATCCAAATTCTATATTCAATACTATTAAACTGCATTGGACAGTTCACCCTGACAGAAACCAAACATGGAGAGATCGTCAAGATGAATTACTTGGAGTAAAGGCCGCAGCGCAAGAATGTGATTGTGATTTTATCACTTCTGGGCATACTGTAATTGACGGTGCTACTTTACAATGGTATGAACAAACAACAGTTCAAGACCCTCAAGAAAAACGAAGTATTGATGGTAATTTATGGGTATGGGAACAAGCAAATTATTCTAAGGACTATATAATAGTAGCTGACGTTGCTCGTGGAGATGGAGGAGATTATTCTGCTTTCCATGTAATTGACGTTGAATCTGTAACTCAAGTAGCAGAGTATAAAGGGCAAATAAGCACTACAGATTATGGAAATATGTTAGTAAACATAGCAACTGAATACAATGATGCTTTGTTAGTAATTGAAAATGCAAATGTGGGTTGGGCAACTATTCAAGTAGTAATTGACAGAGGCTATAAAAATTTATACTATTCTCCTAAAGATGGTCAATTATCAGACGTATCTCAACAATTATCTAGATATGTAGATTTAAAAGACACTGCTAATATGACTGCTGGGTTTACTACTTCTTCAAGAACTCGTCCTTTGGTAATATCTAAATTAGATACTTACATGAGAGAAAGAGTTCCGATAATTCGCAGTAAGCGATTAATAGATGAACTGTTTGTATTTATATGGAATGGTTCAAAAGCAGAGGCTCAAAGAGGTTACAATGACGATTTAACAATGGCATTTTGTATTGGACTTTGGATAAGAGATACGGCATTACAGCTTCGTCAACAAGGAATAGAATTAAATAGAAAAACTTTAGATAATTTCGGAAAAGGTTCAGGAGTATATGGAGCATCTGGAACATTGAATAATGCCGGCTGGACATTTCAAACAGGACGTCAAGGAAATACTCAAGACGAAGATTTAAGATGGTTGTTGTAAAAATAACTTGGTTCTTATTATTTTAGATATTTATTTAAAATCACTTAATTAATTATGGCAGACGATAAAACATTATACGGTCGTTTAAAACGACTTTTCAATACTAATGTAATAGTGCGTAAAGTAGGCAAGGATAAGTTACGAGTAATTGACTCAGATCACTTACAGTCTACGGGTAACGTACATAATTCAAAATTTATTGATAGGTTTACTAGACTTCACGGAGTACGACCTAATTCATTAAATACATACAATCCAAATTACAATTATTTTTCTTCAAAAACAGAATTATATACTGATTATGAAGTAATGGATCAAGATTCAATTATAGCATCGGCATTAGATATATATGCTGATGAAACTGTAATGAAAGATGATTTCGGAGACGTATTAAGAATTGTCAGTGAAAATGACAATGTAAAAAAG